TGAATCTAAAACAACAGATCCAAATAAAATAATTGTTGCTAATCAACAAATAACCCCAACACCAACTCCTCAACCTACAATAACTATTACTCCAACCCCAACCTCATTACCAACAACTGAAACTACAACTTCTAAACCCGCTCCTAATGTTGAGGGAGAATTTGTATTCTTAGATGAAACAGGATTTGCTATTGAACCAGTTCAATTAACTGAGTATATACTCTTTGATATTGTTTCACCAACTGTTTCTATACCTGCTGGTTTAACTACTGAACCTCCATCTGTGAGATATAATGGACCTAAAGATGTAACAGTTAGTAAAGGAGGTAAATTAGTTTTAAACACTGGTGTTTTAGTAGGAGTAGATGGAGATAAAAATCAAGAAATACATTTACCAAATCCAGTTCCCGGAGCTAAACCTGGTACTGAATTACCAGATGGATATAGAGGAATAGTACCTGTTAAACAAGAAACTTTTGTAAAAGACTTAATATCATATACTGATTTAATAGCAGCCTTTAAACGTGTTGGGTTGACAGAACAACAAGCTAGAAACTGTTTCTCTTTAACAGCATTAGAAGCCTCTAGAAGATTTTCTTCAGATGGATATTTTGGAGGATATGACTGGAACATATTTGGATTACAAGCAGAAGGAAAATGGAGACAAACAGTTAGTCAATATATTGATTTTAGATATATAGCTAAGGACGCCTATGGTTTAAGAATATTTGCTGGTTTTACTAGTATAGATAGAGCTGTTGCTTCTAAAGCTCAAGCTATGAATTTTAAAGGACTATTAGATGCAACAGACGCTGACGCATGGGCTGAACTTTATAGATGCACTTGGGTAGCTTCAGGATGTAAGGATCCTGCTTCTTTATCAGCAGCTAAAAATGTTTACGCTAGTTGGGGTGTGACAAGATTTAATAAATATAACAAAAGTTATTAATAATGGCTGATCAAAATTATAATGGGGAACAAATAGTATTATCATCTGATCGTTTAGTATTTAACTCTACTAATGATGATATATTATTTAAATCAAAAGGTATAACTCACTTTTCAGCTGGTAACTCAGTTAGACTAGATGTTGGACCTCAAGGAACAACAGATCCTAGAAATTTCTTCTTAATCAATTCTCCTAATATTCAGCTTGGATATAGTACTAAAGGAAGAACAGTTGAACCAGTAGTTAAAGGTGATGCTTTAGAAACAACAGTAAATGATCAAAATGATGCTTTATCTAATTATAGTAAAATGATGGAGGCGGCTGTTAATTTTCCTCCATTAGCTGTTATAGCATCTGCTTATTTAAAAATAAAGATGCAAAATACTAAAAATTCTTTAGCTGAACCAGGTAATGTTAAATCAGACACTGTATCATTAATATAATGGGAACAATAGGAACCACACCACCACAGTATAATCAACCAGGTAATTTAAATAATGTACCTGTGAATGTTACTGCTAACTTAGATGCTAGTAAAATAAAACAACTATCTCCTGCTCAAGTAGATGCTATTAAAAATCTACCAGGTGAAAAGATAGCATCTTTGAATAATGTACCTATTAACACTTATAAAAATTATACTCCTCAACAATTACAAAATTTTACATCTAATCTACCTAACGCTAACAACTATAGAAAACCAGATGATAAGACAGCTGAGGCTATTAAAAAAAGATCTGAAAAACAAAAACAAAAAGCAGGTGAGTTTGAAAAATCACTTGATGATAAAAAAGGATTTTTAAAAGATCAAGTTGGACAAACCGCCAAAAGCGCTCAAGGTGTTATAACAGGTTTACTCACCCCTGTATTAATGTCGTTTGTTAGAGCTGAAAATATAGCAGATTTATTAATTAAAAAATTAACTAAAGACACTAAGAAACAACTTCAAAATAAAGGTACATTAACTATTGAAAATGGTGTATTCACATTTGTACCTAATGATTCAAGTAACTACACTATTTTTAAAAATAATTTTGATAGACGTGTTTCTAATTTAAAGAGAACTGTATCTACTCTTCAAAATATAATTAATATTTTAAATAATGTTATTAAAGGATTAAATATAGCTTTATCTGTTATTAAAATATATATTAAAATTAAACAAAAGTTATTATTAACTAAATTAGCTAGAATATCAGCTGAATTAGCAGCTCCATCACCAGGAGGTGCTAAACCAACAGCGGGTGTTACTTTATTCCAAATTATAAGACAATTACAGCAATTAGAAAAAGATAATAAAAAAGTTGATACATATCAAGCCGCTATAACTGCTGCTCAATTATTTTTAACTATCTTTAAAGAAATGTTATCTAAAATTCAAATTAGAATTAATCAGTTACAGTTTAATATAGTTAATGACTCTAATCCAACATCATCAAATAATAGTGATCTACAAGCTTCGTTAGCAGGAACTGCCATATCAGTACCAGCTGATGAGAATTATGTAAATAATAATGGTAAAACATATATACTTAAATTAGTAACATTACCTAATAATCAACGTCAATATCAGGCATTAGATTCATTTAGTAAGTTAAAAATAACACAAACAGCACCAAGTCGTATTAAGACTGATGCTCAATTACTTGAAGAAATTAAATCAATACTTGGATAATAAAATATTTATAGATATGAAAGCTGATACATTTATTAAATTATTACGTAAGGTTATACGCGAAGAGGTACAAGCTGTTGTAAGGGAAGAGCTTGGAATATTGCTTGAGACTCCAGAGTCCAAGCCAGTGGTGGCAGAGACCAAACAAACCACAGTGAAAAATTCCATGGTTGAATCAATAAAACCTGCCAAACCTACACAGCCCCTCAAACCTGTAAACTTTACTAATAACAATATATTAAATGAGATATTGAATGAAACAGCTACAAGCAGCGATTGGCGCTCAGTAGCTAATATGAATTCAAATATGGCTCAAGGTTTTGGTGGTCCTGTTGATATACCTGTTGTAAATAGTGTAGATCAAATGTTAGCCAGTTCTAGACCAGCTGGAGACATTAACTCAGTTAGAATAGATGCTGTACCTGATTTTTCAGGACTAATGAGTAAAATGAAACAAAACGGACAAATTTAATGGCTGTTAGACAAATATATAGACTTAATCCTCAAGACATAGGACAACCTAGAGGCATTGGTGTTAGTGTTTTATATAACAATAGTACTAATGTTTTTAATTCTACTATAACAACTAAGGAACAAGTCAAATCTAACTTAATTAATTATGTATTAACTAATAAGGGTGAGCGTTTATATGATCCTAATTTTGGAGGAGATATTAGACGTGCTATTTTTGAGGCTAATGATGATGCCGCTTTTGAATCTGTAATAGCTAGATTAGAAGATGAAATATTAGCTTATGTACCTAACATAATTTTACAGTCAATCAATTTACAGAAAAATCCTGACTATAATATGGTAACAATATCTATTAATTACCAATTAAATCAGGAAAACCAAAATATAATACTAAATGTAGAAACAAACGGTTTAAATAATCTAGTTTAAAAATGGCAAACACTCCAGATATAAAATATTATAATAAAGATTTTACGTCGTTAAGACAAGACTTAATTAACTACGCTAGAACATACTTCCAGAATACTTACATGGATTTTAGTCCATCTTCTCCTGGTAATATGTTTATTGAAATGGCCGCGTATGTAGGTGATGTTTTGTCCTTCTACACTGATAATCAATTACAAGAAACTTTACTTTTATATGCTCAGGAAAGAAGAAACATTATAGCTTTAGCTTACGCTTTAGGATATAGACCTAAAGTAACTACTGCTTCAACAGTTGTTTTAGATGTTTATCAACAAATACCTTCAACTGGTGCTCCTAATTATAATCCTGATTACCGTTATACTTTTAGAATTGAACAAGGTTCAACTGTTCAATCTAAATCAAATCCAACTATAACTTTTATAACTGAAGAATTAGTTGACTTTGGTTTTTCATCTTCATTTGATTCAACCAATGTAACTATATATCAATATGATGGTTTAGGTAACCCACAATTTTACTTACTTAAAAAACAAGTAAAAGCATATTCAGGTACTATTAAAACAACTGATTTTATATTTAGCAGCCCAGAACAGTTTCCAATTATAACTATAAATGATTCTAATATTATTCAAATATTAGGTGTTACAGATAGTGATGGAAATCAATGGTATGAAGTACCTTACTTAGCTCAAGATACTGTATTTGATGAATCATTAAACACTCCAATAAACGAACCAAATTACGCTGATGAAGATGATAATGCTCGTTTTATGTTGCGTTTAAAAAAGGTACCAAGACGTTTTGCTACTCGTTTTGAAGATGATAATAATTTATCTCTTGAATTTGGAAGTGGAGTAACTTCATCTCCAGATGAAATTATTTTACCTAATCCTGATAATGTTGGTTTAGGTATAATTGATGGTATTTCTAAGTTAAATCAAGCTTATGACCCATCAAACTTCTTATATACAAATGAGTATGGTATTGCTCCTTCAAATACAACTTTAACAGTTCAATATGTTATTGGAGGAGGAATTGAAACTAATTTACCATCTGATGATATTAATATTAATAGTACTATAAATACATTTATTGATTCTTATAATTTAGATGGTAACCTAGTTACATCTATGAGAAATTCAATTCGTTTTAATAACGCTAATCCATCTTCAGGTGGTGGACCAGGTGAAACAACAGAACAAATTCGTTTGCAAGCTTTAGCTAACTTTCCTACTCAAAATAGAAATGTAACTAAGGCTGACTATTTAGTTCGTACATTATCAATGCCTGCTAAGTTTGGTTATATAGCTAAAGCATATGTTGCTCAAGATTATATAACAACTAATGATACTGACAGACAAAACTTTATAAATAATAATCCATTAGCTCTTTCAGTTTATATCTTATCAACTGATATTGATGATAAAATAACTAGAGCTACAAACGCTATTAAGCAAAACTTAAAAACATATTTAGCTTATCATAAGATTGCTAGTGATGCTATTTTAATTAAAGATGCTTATTATGCTAATATTAAGGTAAACTTTGATATAACTGTATCACCAGCTTATAACTCACAAGAAGTATTAACCAAAGCTATAACAGAACTACAAAACTATTTTGATATAGATAAATGGAGTATTAACCAACCTATTATTTTATCTAACATTTATAACTTAATTGGTACTGTAAAAGGCGTACAATCAGTTGTTAATGTAAATATTGTAAACTTAGCTGGTGGTAATTACTCTCCATACTCATATGATATAGCTGCTGCTACAAAACAAGGAGTTATTTATCCTTCAGTAGACCCAATGATTTTTGAAGTAAGATTCCCTAACACTGATATTTACGGTAGAGTAGTAACTTATTAAAAATTAAATATATGGACTTAAATAAACTAAAAGGACACATTCCAGACAGTGTAATCGCTCAAATTCCAGATGTAATGACTAAGTTTAAAATTGATACAGCTGTTAAGTTGTCTCACTTTTTAGCTCAATGTGGTCATGAATCAGGTGGTTTTAAAGTAGTTAATGAAAATTTAAATTACGGAGCTAAAGGTTTAAATACCATATTTAAAAAATACTTCCCAACAGAAGAAAAAGCTAAATTATACGAGCGTAAACCAGAGAAAATTGCTAACTTAGTTTATGGTGGTCGTATGGGTAATGGTGCTGAAGCTACAGGTGAAGGATATAAATTCCGTGGCCGTGGTTATATCCAATTAACTGGTAAAGATAACTACACAGCATTTGGTAAAGCTATTAATGAAGATATAGCTGCCAATCCTGATTTAGTTGCTACTAAATATCCATTATTATCAGCCGCTTGGTTCTTCTCTAAGAACTGCTTAGGTAAATGTGTTGATGCTTCTGACGCATCTGTATTAGCTGTGACTAAATGTGTTAATGGTGGTACAATTGGTTTACCAGACCGTCAGAAACACTTTAAGGAATATTATAACTTATTGAAGTAATTTCTATAAATAGCCCATATTTATACTAGAATAATACTAATATAAATGGGTGTTTATAAAATATTTCCGTCTCAGGACACAACAATCTACACAGATTATAATACTCTAAACGCAGGGTTAGACGCTATTTTAGATTTATCTAAAAATGCGCCTAACCTTTATGCGTCTTCATCTACTAGCCGTGTATTAATTAAATTTGATAATGATGATATTTCTGATGCTATATCTAAATCAGGAATTAATTATACAGCATCTTTAAAATTATATAATGCTCATGTAGACGGAATCCCAACTAATTTTAATATCAATATTAACCCATTATATCAGAGTTGGGACATGGGTACAGGACGTTTTAATAATATTCCTGAAAGTGATAATGGAGCTAGTTGGCAATATAGAAGTGCAAATCAAACAAATGCTTGGACTGTGACTAGTCTACCAGCTGGAGTTTCATCTTCATTTTACGCGGGAAATTCAGGAGGTGCTGCCTGGTATAATGCTTATTCAGCATCACAAACATTTAATTATTTTTCAACTAAAGATATTAATGTTGATGTAACTTCAATTGTATCTGCTTGGACAGCCAGTGTTATACCAAATAATGGATTTATTATTCGTAACACAGGTTCAATTGAATTTGATTATAATTATCAATATACATTTAATTTCTTCTCTAGAGATACTAACACAATTTATCCTCCATGTTTGGAGTTTAAATGGAATGATAGTACATTCAACTCAGGATCAACCCCATATGTAGGTAATAACAATATCTTAGTATCACTAACAAATAATAAAAGTGTATTTTATGATAGTGAATATGCTAAGTTAAGAATATATGCTAAAGATAGATATCCAGCTAGAACATTTGTAACTAGTTCTCTTTACATATACAATAAATTATTACCTACTGAATCATATTACTCAATTATAGATTTAAATACAAATCTTAAAGTAATAGATTTTGATACATCAGCCACTAAATTAAGTAATGATGCTACAAGTAGCTTCTTTATGTTACATATGGCTGGTTTAGAACCTGATCGTTATTATAAAGTACAAATCAAATCTATAATTGATGGTGGTACTTACATTTATGATAATGACTATTATTTTAAAGTAATGCAAACAGTTGAATAATGGCTGAAATAGTTAAAATAGAGAAAACTATATATAGTAATGACATTAACAATGTTATTAATAACCAGTTTACTCAACTAGTACCTACATCAACTGAAACTGTAGCTACACCTGATTTAGATGTTAATGGTTTTTTTGAACAATATGATTTATTGTTTTTTGAAATTCCACCATCTGGATCAGATAATTCTCATCTAGGTTTAGCAACTAAAAGTTTAGAATATTTAGGTGTATCTCTAGATGATTTACAAGCTGAAATTGACTCATTAAGACAAGAAAATGTTGAGTTAAAAAATCAAATTTTACAAGTAACAGGTCTTAATCCTGGTGAAATAGAAGAAATATAATTATGGCTACTACAACTGTTACAAGACTATTTATAGACAACAACATACTATCAGGCTCGTCAGCTGCTTTAGTTGGTACAGTTAACCAAACTAGAAACTTTGGTGTATCTGGTGACTATGTAGAAATGAATGTCTATAATTTAGGAAACACATTTTTATTTCAAGTTAGTCCATTTCGTAATTATAAACTACCAGGAACTTTTACAGGTGAAACTACTTTAGTTCAAGAATTAGAATTTGATCCAGGAAAAGACTTAACTAATCTTGGTATTAATACTGGTGACTATAAGACTGAATATAACATCTTACGCCCTAAGATTGTTAATACTAATGATAGAATATTTTTTATAAAAGAAATTTCAGCAGATAGAACTGAAATTAGATTATCTACAAACAATGTTTCTAATGAGGTATTAACTCAAGGTGCTTTAGAATTTATAAATGAGTTCCAATCATTAGGATACTTTAAAGAATTTTATATCAATTTAGGATTTGGTAGTCTAATTCCTGCTATTAATATAGCTTTAGATCAAAACACAAATCCATCTAGTGTATTAATAAAATTACTTAATCCACTTCCCCCTGAAATAAACTTATCAGCTTTAGTAGGTGTAGTTGATAAAATATCTAACAGTCAGCTATTCCAAGTTAATGTTACTCAAGATCCTATAGAGTTTGTATTTCCATCTTTACGTGGACCTAATTTTGATATTGAGTTAGATGATGTGAGAGTTAATCCAACAAGTTATTATAACTTAAATAAATTAACTACATCTAATGTGAGTATAAACTCACAATTACAGTCTTTACTTGGATATATTAGCTCATCTAATTTTGAAATAAATGTTGACTATACTAATTATGAATCATTTATTCATTTCTCTTCAGCTCAACAAAGATTAGATGGATTTAAATATAAGTTAAACTTAATTGAAACTTATACATCAGCTAGTGCTTCAGCTGCTTCAGCTGGTAATACAACTGCTCAATCTGACGCTCAAAGTTATCAGTATAAGGTAGATAGTGTTATACAAGGACTTGATGGATACGAATCTTATCTTTATTTTGAATCTAGTTCTAAAACATGGCCTAAGAGTACATCAATTAAACCATACATAAACTGGTCAGCTGCTTCAACTCCAGGTTTAAATTTCTATACTAGTCAATCAGTATCAGCTTCTGCTTATGATAACGATAATCAAAACTATTTAAGATACGCTTTACCAACTTATATAAACGAGGATACAAGTAACGATAACTTATTTAAGTTTATAGGTTCAATAGGAACAATGTTTGATGAGATTTGGATTTACACTAAAGCTATAACTGACTTATATCAAGCTAAAAATAAATTAACTGAAGGTATATCTAAAGACCTAGTATACTTTGCTTTACAATCTTTAGGTATAAATGTTTATACTGATGAAGATGGTACTGATGTATTCCAATATTTGTATGGAGTAAATCCTGATGGTACTTATTTACCTAACACAGGTTCATATCAGACATTAGTAACATCATCTCAATATCAAACTGCTGGACAAGATCAACAAAAATCATTTTATAAGAGATTATATCATAACTTACCTTTATTACTTAAATCTAAAGGTACAACTCGCTTTATTCAATACTTAAACACTGTATTTGGTATTCCAACTACAATAATGTCTTATCTTGAATACGGTGGTGTTGATAAGACTGAATCTACTAGTGAATATGAATATGACAGATTCACTTATGCTTTACAATTATCAGGTTCAAGTAAAGTGAGTGTACCTTGGAATTATACATCACAAAGTTTATCTAGAACGGGATATAGTGATATTGCTCCAAATGGTATTGAATTTAGATTTAAAGCCTCACCAAGTTATTCTACTACTCAATCATTATTTTATAATGGAGCTAACTATTCCTTAAATGTAATTTATACAGCTACTGGATCAAATGACTCTATATATTCAGGAAGTGTAGGAGATTTTGGTTATTTTAAATTTACTTTAGGTTCAACTTCAGTAACATCTTCAACTGTACCTGTATTCCAAACTGGATCAGATAATGATACTAGTTGGTATAGTGTATTAGTGCAAAGATCAAATCCTGATTTAAGAATAGGAGATGTGGGTACTTCTCAAACTTATACTGTTTATGTTAAAAACAATGTTTGGGGAGAAATAGGACACGTAGCAAGTGCTAGTTTAACAACTACAACTCAAAATAGTTCTTGGTATACTAATGGAACTACACTTACATTTGGTAGTGGTTCTTATCCATTTAGTGGTTCAATTCAAGAAGCAAGATTGTGGTCTAATTATATATCTGAATCAGCTTTTGACTCACATGTTTTAAATCCTGAATCATTTGAAGGTAATTATACTTCATCCGCTTATAATGACTTAGCAGCTAGATTTGCTTTAGGTAATGATTTATACACTTATAATCACACCA